CGCAGGGCGTGCCGTGCATCGAGTTCCGTTCCAACACCCAGAACTTCAGCGAGCCGACGAAGGAACTCGAGGCGGCGATGCGCGCCGGCCGGCTGCGCCACGACATGAACGGCCCGCTCGGCTGGTGCGTCGGCAACGTCGTCGGTCATTACGACGCGCGCGGCAATGTCTATCCGCGCAAGCAGCGTCCCGAGCAGAAGATCGACGGCGCGATCGCGCTGATCATGGGGATCGCCCGGTGCATGAACAACGTCAACACCCGCTCGGTCTATGAGACCCGCGGCCTGCTGGTGATCGAATGAAGCTGCCGTTCGGTTTCAGCCTCGAACGCCAGCAACCGGCGCCCAGGATCGAGCCGACGATCGCCGCGCCGGCCGCGAAGGACAGCGGCGCCATTACCTCGACGCTCGGCGGTCTCGGCTGGCCGCAGCCGATGCTGTACGCCGCGCTCGGCGGCTACGCCTCCAACACGGGCGTTCCCGTTACCCCGTTTACCGCGCTGCAATCGTCCGCCTTCTATGCCTGCATCCGCTGCGTCAGCCAGGACATCGCGGTGCTGAGTCCGTTCGTGCGCCGCGCCCTGGTCGGCGGCGGCTACCGGCGCGAGATCAAGCACCCGCTCGGCAAACTGTTTCGCCGGCCGAACCGCTGGCAGACGTGGTTCGAGTTCATGTCCTACGCCGTGTCCTCGCTGTGCATCCGGGGGAACGCCTTCGTCGTCGTCGAGCGCGACCGCGACGGCAACCCGATCGAACTGGTGCCGGTCGCGCCGGATCGCGCGACGATGATGCTCAGTGACGACGGCGAGATGTATTACCGGATCAACTCGCGCCGCCTCGGCTACGGTCTGGTCGTTCCGCCTGACGATATGATCCACATCAAGAACGTCTCGCTCGACGGCTATGTCGGCGCCTCGCCGGTCGCGGTGGCCCAGGATGTGATCGGCCTCGCGCTCGCGACGCAGCAGCACGGCTCGACGCTGTTCCGCCAGGGCGGACAGGTCGGCGGCGTGATCAAGTTCCCCGGCGCGCTGTCGAAGGAAGCGGCGGATCGGATCGCCAACTCATGGCGCGAGACCCACGCGGGCGTGCAGAACGCGAACAAGGTCGCGGTGCTGGAGGAAGGCGGCGACTTCGCGAAAATCGCCATCACGAACGAGGAAGCGCAGTTCCTCGAAAGCCGCCGCTTCAGCGTGATCGAAATATGCCGCCTCTATGGCGTCCCGCCGCACCGGCTCGGCGAACTCGACAAGGCGACGCTCAACAACATCGAGCAGCAGAACCAGCAATACGTCGATAGCGCGCTAAAGCCGATCGCTCGCGCCGTCGAGCAGCTGTTCGACCATCATCTGCTGTTCGATGACGAGCGCGCGTTCCTCGAATGCAAGTTCGACTTCGACGATATGACGCGCGGCGACCTCCTGACCCGTTACCAGGCGTATCAGGTCGGCACGCTCAACGGCTGGCTGAACCGTAACGAAGTGCGCGCGAAGGAAAACCTCGACCCGATCGACGACGAGACCGCCGACGAATATCGCGTGCCGCTCAATACCGCCGTGCCGGCCGATATTCCCGCGCCCTCGGCGACCGCGCCCTCGGAAGCGTCGAACGCGCCCTCGGTGTCGCCGACCAAACCCGAACCGGGACCCGTCGAATGATGCAACTGGTCAGCGCGGCGCGCTTCAAGCTGCTGTCCCGTCAACGCCGCGACGCCGGGCCGATCGGGGTTCGCAAGCAGTTCATCGAGCCGGCGCGAACGATCCCCGCCGAGGAACGGCGGGCGCTCCGCTTCACCATCAGCACCGCCGACGTGGACCGCGAGAACGACACCATCGCGCTCGCCGGATGGGACCTCGCCGCGTTCCGCCGCAACCCGGTCGTGCTGTGGGGCCATGACGCCTCGCGCCTGCCGATCGGCCGCGCCTTCGACATCGCGATCGAGGGCGGCGCGCTCAAAGCATCCGTTGAGTTCGTCCCCGAGGATTTGCCCGAGGGCGGCGCGTTCGCGGAGTCGGTGCACCGGCTCGCGCGGATGGGGTTCCTCGCCGCGACCTCGGTCGGCTTCCGGCCGCTGAAATGGGAATACACGACGGACAAATCGCGCGGCGCCGATGACTGGTTCCCTGGCATCGACTTTAACGAACAGGAACTCGTCGAACTGTCGATCGTGACGGTTCCGGCGAACCCCGAGGCGTTGCTCGAACCGGACACCATCGACATCGCCGCCGATACCCCGCCCGAGACCGGCGAGGAACTGACCGCTTTCAACGAAGAACAAGCAAGAGCCCGAGCCCGCCGTCGTCGCGCGCTCCAACTGGCCACGGCCAGGGACGGATGACCGTTCCGGTGCCGGACGAAACACCCCAACTGTCGCGGCCGGAAGCGTGCCGCGCGTCATAAAGGATTAAGCGAATGCCTGGACTGTCAGAGAAGCACCGGGATCTGAAGCGGCGCCGTGCCGAGATCGTCGCGAAGATGGAGGAATTCGTCAGCAAGGAGGCCGACGACACGCCGCTGACCGATGAGGAAAGCACGACCTTCGACGAACTCGCTTCCGCGCTCGCCGCGATCGACCAGCGGCTGCAAAGGGTCGCCGCGGCGATGCAGGCCGCCGCCGAGGGCGCGACCGACGCGGACGGCGGCGATGAAGGCGACACCGACACCGGCGACGATGAGGACAAGTCCATGCAGCAGCGGCGCGGTTCCTTCCGGATGCGCGGCACGGCGCCGGCGCGCGCGAAGCGCGATCCCGACGCGGGCCTGAAGGACAAGCGCGGCGTCAAGGCGGCGCGCTACGTGCTCGGCCTGCTGCACGCCCGCTTCAACCACGTCGGCATGGACAAGGCCGCGGAGTTCGTCAGCAACCGCTTCGGCGACGACATCGTGGCCCGCGCGCTCAACGGAAGCGTGACCGGCGAGGGCGGCGCGCTGATCCCGCAAGATTTCATGGCCGACCTGATCGAACTGCTGCGCGCGAATACCGTCGTGCGCGGATCGTCGCCGATGGAGGTCGGGATGCCGATGGGCAACCTGACCATCCCGCGGCTCGCCGGCGGCGCGACCGCGGCTTACCAGAACGAACTCGACGACATCGCGGTCTCGCAAGAGCGGTTCGACGATGTCAACTTCGTCGCCCGCAAATTGACCGCGATGGTCCCGGTGTCGAACGATTTGATCAGGCGCGCGCCGATCGGCGTCGAGGAAGTCGTTCGCGACGATCTCGTGCAGACGATCGCGCGGCGCGAGGACCTCGCTTTCCTGCGCGGCGACGGCACCGACAAGGGGCCGGTCGGAATGCGTAGCCTATGTCTGGCGGCGAACATCATCACCGTCCCGGCGATGCCCGCGACGCCGGCGCCGGGCGATCAGTTGACCGCGATCCTCGGCGGCGCGTCGGCCGCGCTGCTCGCCTTGCAGAACGGCATGAGCCGGATGATCCGGCCGACATGGATCATGGCGCCGACCGTCGCCCGCTTCATCTCCGTCGCCCGCGACAGCGTCGGCGGGTTCTATTTCAAGGACGAAATGGCGCAGGGCATGTTCGAGGGCTATCCGGTAAAGATCAGCCAGCAAATCCCGACAAATCTGGTGATGACGACCTTCACCAAGGCGTCGGAAATCTACTTCGTCGATATGGCCGACTTCGTGATCGCCGACACCTACAACGTCGTGGTCGATGCCTCGGATGTCGCGTCGTACAACGACGGCGTGTCGATGATCTCGACTTTCCAGCGAGATCAATCGCTGTTCCGCGTCATCGCCGAGCACGATTGCAATATGCGGCACCTTCAGAGCCTCGTGGTGCTGCTGACGCAGGACTGGGCCTTTGGCGGGCTTCCGGGCGTGCCTGGCGCGCCATACTCGACGCAGCCGCTTAACCCCACATGGTCGCAGGCGCCCGCCATCAGGCCCGCCACGGCGACCGGCGCGAACGCGGCGCCGCCGCTCACCAACCCGAAATAAGGAGGAACACGCATGTCCGGCGAAGGCCCGCCAGAGCGGGATCAGATCGTCACCTTCGCGACGCACTTCGCCAGCTACAACGCTGGCGAAAGCGCCGCCTTCTCGGCGGAGGAAGCCGCCGCCCTCGCCGAATTGGGCGTGACCGGCGACGGCGCGACCGCGCCGCCCGCGGTCGTCGATGTGCCGCACGTCGCGCAGGAGGACGCCGTTCTGACCTGCACGATGGGAAACTGGACCGGCGAGCCGACCGGCTACGCTTACCAGTGGCAGCGCGACGGCGCCGACATCGGCGACGGCACCACCCCCTATGCCGTCACCCCGGCCGATGTCGGCGCGACCGTGGCCTGTATCGTCACCGCGACGAACGCCAACGGCTCGACGGCGGCGCCGGCCTCGAACGGCGTCGTCGTCACCGAACCGGCGACGCGCGCCGCGCCGAGGAAGCGATGAGCGAGATCGTCGCCGGGACGCTGGTCCATATGCGGACGCTGCGCCGCTTCGCGCATTACAACGCGGGGGAAATGATCGCGGTGCCGATCGACGCCGCGCGCGACCTCGAGGCGAAGCGGCTCGCGCAGCCCTTGCAGCTGCTCGTGCCGCCGGTCGCGACCGAGGACGCGCCGGCCGCGCGCCAGACCGTCGGCGCCGGGATCGTGCGCAAGTAGATGCACGCCGCGCTGCGCGTGATCACGCCGCCCGCGAGCGAACCCGTCTCGCTCGACCTCGCGCGCCGGCATTGCCGGATCGACGCGGACTATGACGACGATCTCGTGGCGATGTACGTCACCAGCGCGCGGATGTGGGCCGAGTCGTGGCTCAACCGCGCGCTGTTCACGCAAAAGCTGCGTTATTCCGTCACCTGGGCGCCGCCGCCGTCCGCGACGCCGCTCGTGCCGCAGAGCCTGATCGTGTTCCCGCTCAACTGGCCGCCCCTGATGAAGCGGCCGATCGAACTGCCGCGCGCGCCGGCGGTCTCGGTCGAGCAAATCACCTGGGGGCCGCTC